TTCGGGCGATTTCACGGCCGTCTTCCTCGGATTCGACCGCGCCCTTCATCTTCCCGCCGCCAATCTGATTCGCACGAATCATGCCATAGACAATGCCCATAGCGTTCGGCTCATCCGCTGAGCTCTCTTCAGATTTCTGCGTGTCTGCGGGTTCCTCCTGCTTGGGTTCCTCCGCTTGAGTCTTCGTCTGTTCAGGCACAAGACCGGCGAAGGCTGACGCCCATGCCTCAACCCCCTCGGGGGTGTCGGCGGCGCACAGTTTGTCGAACATCTCGTCAGTGATCTGCGGGTGCTCACGCTGCGCGGCCAGACGGGCGATACGCATGTTTGCCTCAGTCAACTGCGCGTTGATACTGTCGCGTTCCTTGGCGGCTTTCTTGAAATCGTTCTCGTTCTTGCGGCTCATGCGCTTCCAATGCTCAAGGTCGCTTTCCGGAGTGTCGTCTTCCGGCGTGTTCGCACCGGTGTCGTTTACATTGTCCGGCTTGGATGTGTCGATGTTCTTCGGCACGCCAATGGTGTCGGGTTCCTCGACCTTTGCGGTTGCAGCGGTTCCCTCGGTATTGTTCTCAGGCATGTCGTCCTTTCGATTGATGTCTTTTCCCTGTCACAGATCGGGCCATTCATTGCGAAGGGCCTGAACATAATTCCTGTAGAAGTTTCGTGATTGCACCATCGTCGTCCTACGTGTCTGTTTGAAGATGCGGGTGTGGCCGTCAACAGTTTTTTTGACTTGTTCTTTGCCGTCCAGCAGTTCCGCATACATGGCGTCGTAGGTTCGATAGTTGCGTATGATGCGTTTCGCCTGTTCCCGTGTACTCTTGCGGTCAGGCGGCGTCCAGTCGCTCACAGTGCGCCCCGATTTGCGGGCCTCGTCCGCCAGCACGGGGCCGAGTTCGCCATTGGTCTGCACCTGCAAGCGGATGCTTTTCAGGTCGGCGGCGGTATTGCCACCGGCCAAGTCATAGAAACGCTGCAAATCAGCGTCTGAAATATCCTTGCCAATATCATTCGTTGTGGTGATCGGCGCCACACCGCACTTGCAGTTCGAATGCAACGGCATCAACGCACTCGTGTGATACGTGCGCGTGGAAGCCACCGCACACAAGCCGCACGTGCCGGTCTTCGACAACTCAGGGTGAATCACACGCCGGTACTGCGTGACACCCTTCGATTCGAACCGGCCCAACGCGATACGGTGCGCAGTCAACTGCGCGTCCGTGTTCGCGATGTCCTCAAGCCGGTCAAGGGAAGCCCGGAGCCAACCCGTCACCGTGGACAAGTCCGCACCTTCCAACACATCCCATGATTCAGGACGCAACGAAGGCGACTGCACCGCCAAACCGCGGTATGCTTCAGCCGGACGCAACATCACATCCAACGGTGTCGTCCCCTGCCGTGGCGCCACATACGACGTGTCGAACGCGCCACCCGCATCCACATCGGCCATGCCAAGCATCGCATCCGCATAACTCACACCAAGCCGGCCAACCGCCTCCAAGAACGCCATCTCAAACCGTGCAGCCTGAGAGGCGGCACCCAACGTGACAGCATCATTCCACCAATCCGAAGGCGTCAACGACTTCCAAACATTCCACACTTGTCGAACATATGTTTGGATCAGTTCAGCCCGCTTCTGCGCGAACGTATCCACAGCTTGTTCAACACGGGTCAACACCGCCATCAACGGCCCCGCTTCCGCAAACTCGGATACTTCCGCACCACAGCAGCACGCACACGACGCTTCTCACTCGCCGTCCCATACTGGGCCACACGAGCCAACGCGTTACGAGCATGCGCAATATCGTGAATCGGATACTTCCGTTCACGAGGCAATGCGAAATTAGAACGCTTGATACGCTTACGCCCACGAGGCGTCAACCTACCCATTGGTGTTACCCCCTGAACCGGTTCCCGTATCCCCGTCCACATCGACCAGCGCCTTCGCGCCAGCGTCGAAATCATCGACACGTACCGCGTTACCAGTCTGTTCGGAGGCACGTTCCGCAGCGGAAGCCGCAGCAGACGCGGACACAAGCGCATTCTGATACGTCGAATCGGCCATGTCCTGCATAGCCTCGGAAATCTCCGTCTCCGTCATATGCAAGAACCGGCGCATAATCAGTTTGACCGGCAGCACATCCTTCACATAATTCACCGCCTGCGCCATGTTCAAGTCACTGTCCGCAGCGATCGGCGCCCACACCGTCTCAAACTCGTCATCAGCGGCCTGAGCATTCCCAGACGCGACCATCGCCATACGCAAGACACGAATGAACGTATCATTGGCACGAGCATTCAAATCCTCAACCTTGGAAAGCAGGCTCTCACGCTTCAACGAAGCACCCTCGGCGCTACCAGCCACATCAGGGCTGAGAATATCCAACGGAGTGCCGGTGGACACCGCCAACTGTTTGACGTCATGCGCAGAAGCCGTACACCATTGTGTAATGTCCGTGATCTGAGATTCCCAAATCTCCGTATCCTCCGGAAGCATCCACAACGCAGCCGGCCCCATCGCATACAGTTCACTGAAATCAATCGGATCACCCGCACGGGCCATACCAGCCTTGACCTGTGGATCGTCTTCCGTATACACATTGCGTTTCAGGCCCTTGATGCCACGCTGACGGAACGCCTGCATCGTCTGGATGCAGAAACGGTCGAACTTTTGCTGATCCAGCGCGCTCAACGCGGGAATATGCGGCTCAATCTGCCCCATACCAGTGCCAGACCCAAGACGAACCAAAGGAAGGTAACCGCAATCAGTGGCATACTGGAGAGATTGACGACCTGTCTCCCAAGTGAATCCTTGATTGAACTCAGGTGCTTGAGCATCAACATTGTTGCTGAACTCATAGATTCCAGTACTGTTCGATTCATCGAACAATGTACGAACATCTGCCGAGCGTGAAGCTACACGGCAATACACGTTCGACACAATGTTGTTCTTGTCACGTTCACACCGAAACAGCGCGAGTCTTTCGACATTGTTCGCGGCGTCAAACGAATAGTAGACCGCCGCCTCATCGTCCTCACCGACATACGTGTTCCACGGCGTCAACACGGTAATCTGCGCAGCATCACCCAAGGAATCTACTAGAAGATATCCGGAACCGTACAAAGCCACATCATGGAACACCTGACGAGACTTCAAATCCATACGATTACGCCGCCATGTTGTATCCGCCTCGACACTACGAGACACACGATCCGACACCTGACGGAACCCAACCGGCTTCTGACGACTTGACACGTTATCCGTGATGATGCGCGCATAATTCACAGTGCCCAATTCCAGGAACCGCTTATAGATCGCGAACGACTTCTGGTCAGTCCCGGAAGGAATCGCATTGGTCGGCACCTGTTCACGCCCGTCATAGAACGTGCGTAGCTTGCACAAGGTCGGAATACGTGCAGCAAGCTTGTTCGCCAACACACTCAACCAATACGCATCCGGATCATCATCGGCAGCATCAGCTATCAGATTATTGAACTCAACCAACAGGCACCCCCTTTTTCAGTACACACGGAACGGAATGAACTGTGCCACTTCTTCTTCCTTCACGCCGTCGGTCAGATACCTGTTGCGCGCCGTGTACGCGAGCAAGCCAGCCATCATCGCATCAATCTTCTCTGGCGAGTTCGGTGTCTCCTTGAACACCAAGTAGCCGAACGAACGCTCACGCTTGCGCGCATTATGGAAATGCGCCACCAAGCTAGGGTCGGTAAGCTACGCCATCGACGACACGTCAGGCTCGGCATGACGCGGCACCTGCTTCATCTCATACGTGAAGTTCGCAGCCATGTTCACCAAACCCTGATACACGTCCCGAGACCAATTGTTCGTCCAATACTTGATCTTCGTACTGTTCCGGCCACGAGGCCCGACCGCGAGCTTGTCCGAAAAATCACGCTCCCACGTGTCGATCATGCTCTCCCACGGGTTCACATCAGCGAAGAACGCGACCACGTTGTAATGCCCGAACATGTAGCGCACCATGCCATCGAACGCCTCACGATCCACACGCCACTCAGCCGCACGAGCATCATCAGGCTTCTGCTCAAGTTTGATAAGGAACAACAGTCCATCCCGCACACGACACCCAACAAGCGCCGTCGAATCATCACTGATGGACCCATCAAAACCCAACGTGATCTCATCATCAGCATGAATCACATTCTTCCAAGCATCCATCATCTGACGGCGGTCACCAGACAAATACATGTCCTTACCCACCAAATGCGCTTGAATCTGCGACTCAGGAAGCCACGAATCCATCGCAGACGTCAACGAGTTCAAATAGAAACGAATCGCCTCGGACGGGTCGGAACCAGCATTCAGGATATAGCTCTTCGGCTTATCCATGATGACCCAACCGTTCTTCGACGGTCCAGGCTCAACACCCGGCGACGCCAACGAATACCCTTCATCGTCCTTGCCGGTACGCGGATTCACGCGAGTGATACGCCCATCGGGAAGAATCAGATGATCGTACCCATCAGACGATTTCATCACCGAACCATGCGATTCCATCAACGCATGCTCCAGCTTCTTCTCATTGCCCAACTCCTCGATAGGCAACGACGCATACCGATGGTCGAACAATGTGCGCTGATCGTGCTTGACCTTGCCCTCGGCAATCGACCACGCCGTACGGTACGTATCCTCAGCCAATGAGTTCAAACCCGGCTGGTACATCGTCGTCGTCTGCAACGACCACGGCTCATCCATACCACGCTTCGTCAGATTACGCAGCAACGTGCGAGCCATGCCCTTCGCACGCCCAACGAACAAATGCGACTCGTCAAGCACGGTGAACGTCTGCAAACCACCATCACGCGAAGAAGCACCACCCGTGGCCGGTTTGATCTCACCGCCACCACACTCCTCAGGAATGAGAATGCGCGTCTTCCCCACGTCCAAGCCGACGCCACGCAACTGCGCCAACGGGCCCTTCACACAATTGTGGTACACGACGTCATACACGTTGCCCGTCTGGTCCTCACTGTTCGCAGCCAAAGCGATACGCGAGCC